TTTTCGGTTTTAACGTGTTTTAACTGGTATTAATGTGTTTTAATGAGATTTGACGGATAACAGGGAAATTAATAAAATATTCTCTTTACGCCAAAATCGGAAAGGAGACGGCCATGACCATGACCGATACCGGCGTGAAGCCGATTCCGGCATACGTGCCGCCCGAGGACGGCAAGCCACGCAACGCCGTGGACGAGAAATGGATGAAGCTGACCCGCAGCGCCCGCCATTACATGGAACGCAGGGCAAAGGCCCGGAAGGAAACCATCGATGGGTCTGAAGCTCGTCATTGAGCGCGAATGCTCCAGAGACCATCAGACGGCCCTCAGGCAGTTCCTGTGCTGTGAACCTGGAGGCCCCGAATGGGCGATGGACCCGCAACGCTACATACGTGACCTCAGCGTGCGCAAGACCCCGAAGGGGATCATGCGCACGCTTCTTGTCGTATCCGGAGATATTCCCCTGCATGATGACGTGGTCGGCTTCTGCGAATACGGCGTAGCCGTGGAAACGACCGATGAGCATGAGGGCGTCTACCAGATCTCGTATATCGCCACCGCTTTGAAGGTGCGTGGCACACATCTCGGAGACACTCTGCTCTCCTCGGTTATCGTGCGCCTGCGTGACGATGCCTGGCGTTTCAACCGCACGCCACTCGTGCTCACCCAGGTGGATCCGCGCAACAAGCCCAGCATGGACCTGTTCACACGATTCGGATTCATGGACGAGGGGCCGGATCCCGACGACCCGGAATACCATCTGCTGTCCCTGGAGTTTACCCCGCAGGAGCGCGGAAACTACTTCGGCAGCACACTCGCGTTCTTCTGACATTTCGGGTATAGCTCCGCCAGGCCTATCGGCTATGATGGGGAGGCGAAGCATCCTCCTTTCCAATTAAGCAAGCTGGTCGATGTTTCCCGTCCTGCCGGCGTTGCAGCACCGGCAGGACAATTTATTTCTCGCAGGCTACTCCGTCTCCGTCCCTATCGAGCTTCGTCGAATAGCCCGGCTGACCTCGGTAGAGGGGTGCCGCACCTGCTGCCTTTGCGGCGGTGCAGTTCGGATAGTAGGTGTTGGCCTGTTGTTGCTGCTGTGCTTGCTGCTGTTCGGCCTGCTGTTGAGCCTGACGTGCGGCTTCCTCGGCGGCGGCCTGTTGCTGAGCTTCCTGCTCCGCTTGTTGCTTGGCTTGTTCCTCGGCGGCTTTCTTCTCTTCCTCGGCCTTCTGAGCTGCTTCTTCCTCCGCTTTCTTCTTTTCTTCCTCCGCCTTTCTGGCCGCCTCTTCGTCGGCGGCCTTGTTGTGTACTCGAATCACGCCGTTGTTCGCTGACAGAATCTCCCAGTTCGAATAGAGAATGACCGATTTGCCGCTGTCGCTTTCGATCTTGTAGTCCGAGGCGTCATACCCTTCATCGGTCAGAGCGGTGATGGCCTTGTCCAGCATCATGCCTTTTTTGGCTATGTTCGGCAGGTCAGAAGTGTCTCGCTTCACTGTGAGCGTGATAGATGTGGAGGTCTTCTCCTTTTGCCCTGCTTCGGGCGTCTGTTCCTCGACTTTCCATTTCCTGTCTTTACCTTTGGTGTCGGGCGTGACAGTGATGGTTTTGAAGCCTTCCTTTTCGAGGGCAATCTTGGCTTCGAAAACTGTCTGGCCCACGACGTCGGGGATGGCCTTGGACGGTGTGAATATGTAGCCGATGACGCCGATGGTCAGCAGAACGATGATAGTTATTCCCCACCAGCGCTTGTACCATGGTTTCTTCGCGCCGTGTGAACCGTGTCGTCCGTTTCTTCCGCCATTCCCTCCGTCTCGGGGAGGCGTTGTCGGTGTGGCTGGCGGCTGCTGCAGCACTTCGGTCGGTGCCAGTATCTCCATCGGCTGTTCCGACGTGGTGGGCAGCTGCTGCGTTGGGGTTGGGAACGTTGACGGGGTGTATGCCGGTTCCTTTTGGCTGCCCATCGTCGTGTTCTTTCTTCTCGCCTTCTTTGACGGCTTGTCGAGCCTAGTCTCGTAGCTGATGCCGGTGCCGGGGATTATCGGGGTGCCGAACCGTGTGCCGCCTTTGCCTACGGTCACGTGCGGCGCGCCACGCTTGCCCATGGTCACGCTTGTTACTCCGCTTTTGCCGAGGTTCAACCGCAACCCCTTGCCGAGTCTGATGCTCTTGCGAATCCTGAATCCCATGGTTCTCTTCCTTCTTTATGCAGCCACGCTGTCGTGCAGCCAGTTTTTGTATGCCCGGATTACCCAGGGCATGACGTTGAGTTCTCGTGCTATGGCACATTCGTCGCCGTCGAAGATAATCTCGGCGGACTGATATTCGAGCTGGTTGACGAGCATGCGTGAGGCCTCCATGTCGGCTCTCCGCTCGGTTGCGGAGTCGCATTTGCATCCTACGTCGTGGTGACGGGCATGACTAATCTCATGTGCGAGCACGCACCGGCGTTGGATTGGTGTGAGCCGGTCGCTGATGAGTATGCGGTTGTTTGCCGCGTCGTAGCCGCCCTCAAGATCTGCCGGCAACACCAGCTCGTACACGTTGGCCCATTTACGGGCGATGGTCTCCACGTCGATCATGGCATTTCCTCGTATGCTTCCTGCTCACGCTCGATGTCGCCATGCTTCGCGGCAAGATCAAGAGTCGACGGATCGATAGAATTATCGTCACGCAAAGTGGGGAAATAAATTGAACCATCGTTAATCATGTGGTCAAGGCATAAATCGATTTCCTCAATGACGCCGCGAGTTTCTCGCCCTCGCTTTTGGGGTGAGGCGTTCCGACCCGCTCGTTGCGAAGTTTCGTCATCGAGGAAATGACCGTATTTTAAAAGACAAATCGCAGCAAAAGCAGGGGCTGTAATATTAACCTTATTAGCCGCCCTTTGCTCGGACAGGGTTGGAGAATGGCGAACCATTTTATTACGTATCTCGTTTGGACCGTTAAGCGCGGTTGACACTAAATATTCTGAGACCTTTGCCATGATACTCGGAATCGAATTCAACAATGATTGATTGATTTGTTGTATTACTGGATCGTCGGACATTTTCTTCGGCGGTACGCCCAATAATTCGAAATGATTTCCATTAAGGGCTTTGCGGAGCTCCTCTCTACTAATTGAAGCTCCTCCATCTAATTTGATATCGCCTTCACCAGGAAAAAGATCGGAGAGAACAAGAGATTCTCCCGTCAGTGACTCCAATGACTTGACAAGAATCAGCATGTTGAACAATGAGGCTGCAGAAGCATTTCTTTTCATACCCGAAATGAACCCCGGTGTCCATGTTGCTCCATAGCGCCTCGCTTCAGTCGCGATTTGATCCAACGTCAAGCCTTTGGCGGCTCTCATTGAATCTATATAAGCGTAGATGGCTTCATTAATTCTCATGTTCTCAATTTAACAACACGACACGCCAAAAGGCAAAATACAAGTTGTCATATTGAAACTCTGTGCTATCTTGTTAATCACGTTCTCATAACGACAACTTGTGAAAGGAGGTTTTGATAATGCCGGCAATTGCTATGAGTCCGACTCTCAGCCCCAAGGAGGTGTTCGAGAACTACGGGCTCAAGCCCAATCATCTGGCCCAGCTGCGCTACCAGAAGAAAGGCCCCCGCTACATCCAAGCGACGCCACGAACGGTTTTGTACCGACAAAGCGACATCGAAGATTGGCTGACTGCAAACACGGTGGAGACCGAAGACAGCAAGGAAATGAAAAAGGCATCCGCCGCTACGGATGCCGAGATCAAATGAAAGAAGGTTCAAATGAACAACACCATTCTAACCGACAACAAGGAAATCGAAACCCTCGACCTCCCCTCATGGTGGAGCGACGACTTCCCCTGCGTAGCAACCTTGCTCAAGACCGGGTTCAAGGGGCACCGTCAGCTGTTCGCAGCTGACGTGGATGTCCTCCCCGGCGTCGGCTTCGCGTTCTACGAAGTCCAATGGCTCGACAAAGACGGGTCTTCCTCCGATGCGGCCCTAACGACGATCGTCCCGTTCAACAACGTCGAAAGCATCGAACAGGTGGAGACCGTGGATGCGGAGGACGGTGACCTCAAATGAGCGATTCCCTGATTAAGGTCCCGTTCCACGGTGACACCATCGAAGCCGTGGCCAAGGATGGCTCATGGATGGCATCGCTGAGGCGCATGTGCGAAAACCTCGATGTGGACTACTGGACGCAACTTCGCAAGCTGAAAGAGAAGCCGTGGGCAACCGTAGTCATTATGCCTATGGTTGGTGCGGACGGCAAGAACCGTGAGATGGCGATGATTGACCGTCGCACGATGACCATGTGGCTCGCCAACATCAACCCCGGCAAAGTCAAGCCCGAACTACGTTCGAAGATCGAAGCCTACCAGTGCGAAGCCGCCGACGCATTGGACAAGTACTTCAACGAGGGTGCCGCCATCCGATTCAAAACCAACAGCATGGATGAGGAGTCGTTGATTCTGGCGAAGGCGAACCAGATCCAATCCCGCCTGCTCGGCGAAGCCCGCCGGGAGAATCTCGAACTCCGTGCCAGCAACGAGAAAATGAGGCCTCTCGCCCTGTTGGGTGAGGCGTTCGTCTCGGCGGACGGGACGATGAGCGTAAGACAGGCCGCACGTCATTTCCAAGCCATCGACAAGCGGATGAACTGCGACACCGTGTACGGGATACTGCGCGGTGCCGGCTATATCGAGCTGCGTTCGAAAGCGCCGACCGTCAAGGCCGTCAAGCCCGGCTATCTGAAACCCGTCATGTCTCGCAAGGCGAACGGGAAGCTTGACCGCCAGTACGCGCGGTTCACCGCCAAGGGTGTGAACTGGTTCATCGACCGGTTCATCTACGGGCGCAGCCAGGGTCGACTCCCGGGGGTGGCGTGATGAGCGTCGCAACAAAACCGAAGACGCAGCGCCGGACGATGCCGGATGCCATGGAAGTCGAACTGTTCAAGGATCTGAGGCGCGCGCTTCCCAAGGCACGCCATTACGACCGGAACGGGAATCTGCCGTGGCATTACGTCAGGATTCCGGAAATGCTGATTTACGGCGGGGCTCCCACCCTGTGCGGCTGCTGGCTGAAAGACGATCCGAAACACACGGTTTATCGCAGCAGCCGCGACGAAGGGACTCCGAAATCACTCTGTCCTCGATGCCAGGTCATGCACCGGTACCTCTCCGAAGCGGGTGCGTGATGGCCGGTAGTCAAATCGAATCGTCTCTTGACGGCTGGCCGATCGCCAAGGTGGCGAGCTTCCTTGGTGTCTCGAAGGGCAGTCTCTACGTGTGGTCGTGCCACGACAAGTGGGGAGGCCGGTATCCGCCCGCGCCGAAACGCGTAGGCCGCAGGCTCGTTTGGAATCCACAGGAGGTCATCGACTACCGGGACCGGCGGTGCGCGATAAGCCGCAGGGAGCTGGTCTACGGCGAATAAGGGTTTCCCGGATTCGAAACCGGGAGAAAAGGAAGAGGTGCCGGCGTCGCACTGTCCAAGGTTCACGCCGGCACCAACATCACCAATCACATTGAAAGGAAAACAAGTGATGTCAGGACACAAGATTACCGGAATCCACGCCATCGGCGTCGAGATCCCGAAGGGAATGTCATTCAAGGAGCTCATGGAGCAGCTGCTTGAGGGAGGAGAGGCTGAGTTGGAGAAGGAGTTGGACGAGGAGACGCGCCAGCCGGAAACCGGCAAGTGCGATTGTCCGGTGTGCGATCCAGACAAGGACACCGTGGAGGAAAGATTGTTCCATCCGGTCGATCAGTGGCAGCACGCCGTCGATGTGGCCAGTGACGTGCATGACGCGGCCGGCTCTCTCGAACACGCGCTGTTCGAGCTGGGTGAGAACCAGTTGGCGTTCGAGGCGTCGATGATCCTCAGCCAGTCGCTGACCCTGCTGCGTGCCATCCAACGCAAGCGCAAGGAGGTTGCGGAATGAGCATCGAAGCATTGCGCAAAAAGAAGCGTATGCGCCGACCCCGGCCGAGGTTAACGGACGGGCAGAAATCGGCCGTGCTGCTGGCTCTCACGTTCTGCGAGGGTTGGCTGGTCGGTTTCGCCGGCACGCATAGTCGCATCCCAAGTCCGGTGGGTACGCCGCAGTGGATGATAACCGGCTCGCTCGCATTGGCGGTCGTATTGCCGCTCGTGTTCGTGGGAATCCTGTTGAAGTGGGGCGGCGATGGAACAGCCAAGTGAGTTCACGCTCTGCTTGCCGGGCGACCCGGTGCCGAAGGGGCGTCCCCGCGTCTACAACGGGCACGCGATGACACCGAAACGCACCGTCAGGGCGGAGGAACGCCTGTTCGCGGAATTCCGGTTGAAATACCCGCAGGCGAAACCGTTCCAATGCCCCGTGCGCTTGGAGGCGGAGTTCTGGATGAGCCATAGGGGTCGGCCCGACCTCGACAACCTGCTGAAGCTGGTTTTGGATTCATTGAACGGCGTCGCCTACGTGGATGACGCGCAGGTCGTCGAATCCCACGCCAGCAAGCGGATGCCCGACCTATGGGTCTACGGGTCGAAGGGCCGCTACCGGAAGCGCAAGAGCGGCGACCCCTACACGTGTTGCGGGCACGAGTACGAGCCGCACCTCTCTATCCGTATCAAGCCGCTCCCGGAATGGGAGCCGAACAAGCAAGGAGAACAATCATGAGCAAGCCGATCAACGAGCCGCGTATGGTGCAGCAGGCGCTGGTGTCGGACGAGGATCTGAGTTTCGAACTGGCGGCCCTGGTGCCGACCGCGAACGGGATCACGAACGCCGCATCCACGTTCATCGACAAGGCCACCAAACTGTTGCTGTCCGACAAGATCATGCTCACCAACGAGCAGCATACGGCCGTCACGTCGGCCATCGCCATCGCCCAACTGACCGTCAAGGAAGGCGCGGCCATATCGAAGCTGCTGCGCAACCCGGACGCTTCGGCGGAGGTCATAGCCGGACTGCGACTCACCTCCGAGGACAGGCAGGATGCCTGACCGGCGTCTTTGGATGCCGCGTTGCAGGACATGCGGGCCGCTCGGCAAGCCCACCGGACTGGACGAGGCGGTCACCTGCTGCAACCGG